AAACAATAAAAGAAGAAAAAGAAATCAGTAATTATAAAATCCAAATTTCTGATATTAAATTATTAGCTAAAGAAATATTAGGTATAGAAATAATGACTGAAAATATTAAGTTTTAATAAATACGATATATTTATAACAAAATCTAATTATGTATAAATTATTTACTGATAAATCTGAGCTTTTTGAATGTGATATTAAGTTAGAGGGAGCCAGTTTAAGTAAATCTTCAGCACGTTTAGTAGTAGAAACATCAGACTATTCTTTACTTTTTAAAGGTAATATTAATTCTAAGGGAAAATGTGAAATTCCTATTAGAAAACTAAAAGGCCTTATAGATGAAAACACAACAGGAAGTATTAGACTAGAAGTTATTGCTGAAGATACTTATTTTACTCCTTGGGAAAGTGACTTTGAAGTAGATGTAAGTAAAAAGGTAACTGTAGAAGTTAAATCACAACAAACTAAAAAACCTATAGTAGAAACTAAAGTAAAGGTTAATGTTAAAAATGAAAAACCAACTACTACAGAAAAACAACATGTTATAAATTTATTTAAATTATTAATAAAAGAAAATATAAACGTAAGTAATATTTCATTTAAACGTAATAAACTAAATAATATAGTAGCAACGTATTTACAAGAAAATACCGTAAAAAACACAAGTAAAGTTATTAATGGTGTATTAAAAATTCTTGAAAGAGAAAAATAATGGTTATAAATGGCAATCGAAAACTTCGAAGGAAAAAATATACAGGATACTTTTCAAAGGGTAGTCCAAACAGATGGAACTAATCAATTAGCTGATGGAACTGGTTCTATTTTTATACCTGTTTCTTCTTCACACGCTATAACGGCATCACATGCTTTATTTGCAGTTTCTGCTTCACATGAGATTACATTTGAATTATCTTCATCACATGCTGTAAGCGCAGACACAGCTAGTTTTGCAACTAATTTTACAGCCTCAGGCAATATAAGTGCAAGCGGTGATATTACTGCAAATTCTGGTTCATTTAATCGTATAAGTGCAAGTGGAAATATATTAGGAAGTAATGTAATTGCTAATGATCTTTTATTTGCACAAAAAATTTCTGTTTTAGGTAGTGATAATACTCATACTCATACATTTATTGGAAATATAACAGCATCAGGTAATGTAAAAATAACTAGCGCAGATCCAAATCTAAGAATTGAAGACACAAATGGTAGATCAGTAGAAATAGATGTAACAAATAATATTTTTAGAATAGATGATGTTGGAAATAATGCAGCTATATTTACTACAGATCTTTCAACAAATCCTACTCAAACTACTTTTCAAACAAAACCAACTTTTTTAAGAGATGCAGAATTTGAAGGCAGTATAAGTGCAAGTGGTAATATAACAGCTTCAGGTAATATAAGAGCAGGTGGAGAAATAATAGGAACTATAAATGGAGGAACTTTTTAGATATTTATTATAGAATAAAACAAATATGGCAAGTACAATACAATTAAAAACAGGAACGGGATCAGCAGTGCCTACTTCTTTAACACAAGGAGAAGTTGCTATTAATATAGATAATGGTCTTATTTATTATGGTTCTGGTTCTACTAATACAAGAAAACAATTAGAATCTTTTACTAATATAACAGCCTCAGGTAACATAAGTGCAAGTGGGAATCTTACAGTTAATAATACAACAGCCTCAGGTGATATAAGTTCAAGTAATACAGTACAAGGTTTTACAGGTTCATTTCATTATATTAAAGTTACTGATAATTTAGAAGTTGATGGTGATTTAACAGTGGGGGGTACTGTTACTGCTCAAGAATTCCATACTGAGTTTATTTCATCATCTATAATTTTTGAAAGTGGTTCTACAATTTTTGGAAATTCAGCAGATGATACACATACTTTTTCAGGATCTATAACAGCCTCAGGTAACATAAGTTCAAGTGGTACAGTTACAGCAAACTCAATAGTAGGTACATTAGCAACAGCAGCACAAACAAACATAACATCACTAGGAACATTAACAACATTAACAGTAGATCATATAACAATTAATAGTTCCACAATATCTGATAATAATGAACTTATTTTAGATGCAGGAGATAATATAATATTAGATACTGAAGAAGACATAATATTTAAAGATGATGGTACTACAAGGTATATATTTAATGTAGATTCAACACCAGAGATAGATATAGTAGGAGATTTAATTATAGATCCGTCAGGAGGTGATGTAAAATTTTCAGGCGCAAATATAAATGTAGAAGGCCATATAACAGCCTCAGGTAATATAAGTGCGAGTGGAGAATTATCAATTACTGATAATACATTTATAGGTGGAAGACTTTCTGTAAATACTACTTCTACATCAGCTAGAGTAAATGTAGTAGGAACTCAAGCTCACCAACTATCGGGGGGTTCAAATAGTTTTAAAATTACAGGAGTATCAAATGCAGATGCATTATTTGTTTCATCATCTGGAAAAGTTGGTATAGGAACAACTGAACCAACAGAAAAACTACAAGTAGAAGGTAACATAAGCGCGAGTGGAAATATAATAGCTGTTTCTGCATCTATACAACATCTAGATGGTCCTGAAGGTGGAGGAATTTCTTTTACTGGAGGTAATCCAACCCTTAAAGGAGAAGATGGAGCCCAAATAACATTAACAGATGGTGCTACAATTTCTGGAGGTAATAATACATTAAGAGTTGGTACTATTGTAAATGTAAATACAACCCATATAACAGCCTCAGGTAATATAAGTGCGAGTGGAACAATTATAGCAAACTCAATAATAGGGGGAGATATAGATGGGGGACATATAACAATTAATAGTTCCACAATATCTGATAATAGTGACCTTACTTTAGATGCAGGAGGAGATATAACATTAGATACTGAAGAAGACATAATATTTAAAGAAGATGGTACTACAAGGTATATATTCAGAATGGACTCAACACCAGAGATAGATATAGTAGGAGATTTAATTATAGATCCGTCAGGAGGTGATGTAAAATTTTCAGGCGCAAATATAAATGTAGAAGGCCATATAACAGCCTCAGGTAATATAAGTGCAAGTGGAACTATAACTGCAGATGATGGATCAGGAAAACAATTTACTGTAAGACCTAATTTATATTTCTTTGCAACAAATACTAGTGCAACTACTCAAACACTTCATGGATCAAATGCAGGAGACCAAGAAGGTTCTCTTCCAGCAACTAATACAACAACAATTACCTTATCTCAACAACAAAATAGCCACAGTAGTGTATTTAGTTTATCTAGTAATAGATTAACTATATCTAGAGCAGGTTTATATAAATTTACTTACAATGCTGTAATAGAAATAAATAATGGTTCAGGTAGAGCAGAAGGTTTTTGTGGATTAGTTCAAGAAACTAGTGCTGGTGATGTTACACTAGTTAATGGATCAGAAGCTAGAGGATATCATAGATTTAAACACGATCAAGGACCTTCAGGGGTAACTTTTGCAGCTACTGTTATTGTAAATGTAGCTGCAAATTCTATATATGATTTAAGATTTGGTCAAGAAGACCAATCTGTTGCAGGTGCTCAATTAAGAACATTACCTTCAGGTACTGCAATAACAGTAGAAGCAATAACTTAAAAGTAAATAACATGTCAAACATAAATTCTATAAATAGTGGTTCTTTAGGAGATATTCCTAAAGCAGAAATACGAACAGATAAAACACTTAACGAATTAGAAACAATTAATGGTGAAGCATATATATTTAGACTATTAATTGAAAAAATAAATGAATTAGTTGATGAAGTAAATATATTAAAAAACCAATAATATATTTATAATATATGACTATAAGAACTAAAAATAAAGACCCTAAATCTACAGAATTTTCTCCTAATGATATTGTTATTAATACAAAAGATGGAGTTTTATTTTATAAATCAGATACAGGTTTATTTAAAGTTCAAGGAGATAATATAAATACTTCAGTAACAGAATCTGCCTCAACAACTTCTATTCCAGATGGAACAATTTCAAGTTCGTTACAAAATTTAGGCAATATAACAGGCTCAAATATAAGTGCAAGTGGTGATATAACGGCAAATACTCTTACTTTAGATGGAGGAACCACTCAAACTATTAAAGGACCAGTATTAGGTTTTGATTCTGCGGGACAAATAAGACTAGATTCAGCGGGCTCAACAATTACTTTTTCTAAAAACGGTGTGAGTGCATTTGTAATTAACCCTGGTAATAATTCACATGATTTTACAGGAAACATAACAGCCTCTTCTCCAGGTCACATAAGTGCAAGCGCAACTTCTACAGGATCATTTGGTAGACTAGAATGTTTAACTATTTCTGCCTCAACAGGTGAGTTTGATGATGATAGTATAAAAATTGGAGGAGAATCTCTTAATAAATCAAATTTAGTAAATTTAAAAGCGGGAAGACCTATAACAACAGCTAGTGCAAATTTACTTCGAGAAGGCCAAGCTGAAAGTGATGATACTTCTACAAAATTTACAAAAGTAGAAGCATTAATACATGAAAATGATGATAGAACTTTTTTAAAATTCAAATCACCTGCTAGAATAGCAACATTTGTAAGTGGTGTATTATTTCAGGATTTAAATAATCTTAATACTAATAATTATTTTAAAGTAGGCGTAGGAACAACAAATCTAATACTATCAGGAAGTATAACAGGATCTATAATTAATGGTGGGTCTTTCTAATTTACATATATGTATATCCGATAAAATTATAAGTTATGGCAATAAAAAATGAAAAAATCCCATCACCTCAGGAGTTAAAATCTCAACCACAATCTTTTACAGAACAAGAACTAAAAGAACTTGTAGATTTAAGAACTGAAGTTTCTCAGTTAACTGCTACTATGGGTCAATTATATGTTAATAAGATTAAATTAGAAGAAACTGAACTTAAATTAAAAAAAGAATTAAAAGTTTTAGAAGAAAAAGAAACTAACATAGCTAAAAAACTATCAGATAAATATGGTAATGGTAGTATTGACCTAAGTTCAGGTACTTTTACCCCTAGTAAATAGTTTTTAAAATCTTTTTTATATTTATAATCGACTAAATCATAGGGATTTAGTTTTGGTTTGTGTTTTTTTTTCATATTTATATGAGAACCAACCACAGACATAACTTTATAAAATAAATATAAGATGGCAGAACAAATCATTTCACCAGGTGTTTTTACAAGAGAAAACGACCTTTCATTCTTACCTCAAGGAGTTGGCGCAATAGGCGCAGCAATCATTGGACCTACTGTAAAAGGACCAGCTTTTGTACCAACAGTAGTAAGAAGTTTTCAAGAATTCGAAAATAGATTTGGACCACTAAGTTCAGACACATATGTTCCACAAACAATTAGAGAATACTTAAAAAATGCAGGATCAGTTACAGTAACAAGAATACTAGCAGGAGGTGGATATACATTTTCAACAGGTAATATTGAACCTTTAGGAGTAATAATAGGTTCAGGAACTGCAGCCGCTGCTGTTTTTGCAACAGGTTCTCTTGTAATAGCAGATAGTTTTTTCCAAGACGAAGGTGATGAATTACAAATTACAAACCCCGCAGGAACAGAATTTAGAATTATAGCAGCAGATCCCGCAGCACTTCCTGCAGATGATACTGATGCAGGTATTTTCTTTGCTAGTACAGGTTCAAGTGATGCAACAGTTATGACTAACTTAGCAGCTAAATTAAGTGGTACAGTTGCAACTACAATTGGTGTTGCTGCTACTTCAGGTTCGGGTGCAGCTGGGTTAGAATTTACAGCCTCAGTAGCGGGTACATCAGGAAATGGTTTTACATTTGAAACAGGATCTGGTGATACAATTAGTACAGATTCAGGTGTATCAACACTAGGAGGTACTAATGCTACATTAGAAGGAGGAGTATTAGCAGGATTAATTTACCCTGCTAAAGCAACAGGAACACCAACTCTTAATACATCAGCAATAACTCCATCTTCAGGACATGTAATTACTTCAAGTTTTGGAATTACTTTAAATGGATCTGGTGTTACTTCAACAACTTTTACTGCTTCTGTAAATCCATCTAATGTAGATTATTTATTTAAATATATTGGATATAATGCGGATACTAGTAGAGATGGAGCTTCAAGTGCTACAGCATTTGATGGAATGCCTGGATACACATATTTAAATTTTAAAAATTTCCAAACAAATGCCTTAGCAACAGATGACTTAACTGGTTACAGTGGAATAGGTTCAGGATCAGTACTTCAAATAGCTAAAATGAGTTCTAATAACCAAGTATTTGATGGAATAGGAAAAATAGAAGGATATGGTTATTCTTCAACACCATTTATCCAATCACAAATTGCACAAGGACAAAAAGATTTATTTGCTTTTCACACTATTGATCATGGAAGACATTTATGTCATGAATATAAAATATCTATTGCTAATTTAAAAGAACCATCAGATATAAATGGAGTTGAACAATATTCTACATTTTCTGTATTAGTAAGAAAAACAAATGATACTGATAAAACTCCTATTATATTAGAACAATATAATAATGTAAATCTTGATCCTAATTCACCAAATTATATTTCAAGAAGAATTGGAGATAGATATCCAGAATACAATGAAGTTTTAAATAAAGTTGAATTACTTGGAAATTATCCAAATATTTCAAAATATATTAGAGTAGAAGCTTCTGAAGCAGTTGCAAATGGATCCTTATCTCCTAAATTATCCCCAAAAGGATTTAAAGCAGTTAAAAATACATTTAATACAGGTTCATTAGATGTAAATTGTACTTTCCCATCTGCTTCATATGAAGGAGTACAACAAATAGGAACAGATTTAACATATAACCCAAAAGGATTTTTAGGATTTAAATTTTTAGATAAAGATTCAGATAATGAAAATTTCTTACAGCCTTTACCTAATAGTGCAGAAACAAATATAGCTGGAAACTTTAGCGTAGAAAATTATAGTGGTCACCCAAGTTCTAGTTTATGGTCAGGTTCATTAAGTGCTTCTATTGATACAACAGGAGCAGATGGACCAACAAATTCACAACTTAAATTTACAGTTCCTTTCCAAGGAGGTGATGATGGTTTAGCACCATGGACAATTAAAAAAATAGGATCACAAATAGAAAATAGTAATTTATATGGGTTTGATTTAAGTACAACAAATGCAACAGGATATAAAGCTTATAAAAAAGCATTAGATATACTATCAAATCAAGATGAATATGATATTAATATGTTAGCAATGCCTGGTGTTATTCATTCATTACACCCATTAGTAACAAATGCAGGTATTGATATGGTAGAAGGAAGAGGAGATGCATTTTTTGTAATGGATTTAAGTACAGTAGATTCATCTGTAAACACAGCAGTAAGTAATGTAAGTGGTTTAGACACTAATTACGCTGCAGTTTATTATCCATGGGTTAAAGTACTTGATTCTTCCGTTAATAGACCAGTATTAGTACCACCATCAGTAATTGTACCAGGAGCAATAGCTGCTTCAGATAGAATAGGAGCTGAATGGTTCGCACCTGCAGGTTTAAATAGAGGAATTTTAGGAAATGTATTAGAAGCTAAAGTTAGATTAAACCAAAATGAAAGAGATACATTATATGATGCTAAAATTAATCCAATAGCTACATTCCCAGCAACTGGTGTTTGTATTTGGGGTCAAAAGACATTACAAGAAAGATCAACAGCATTAGATAGAATTAATGTTAGAAGATTATTAATTTCACTTAAGAAATTTATTGCAAGTTCTAGTAGATTCTTAGTATTTGAACAAAATACAACTCAAACAAGAAATAGATTCTTAAATATAGTTAATCCATACTTAGAATCAGTACAGTCAAGACAAGGATTATTTGCCTTTAGAGTACAAATGGATGGTGGTAATAATACACCAGATGTAATTGATAGAAATCAATTAGTAGGAGCTATTTATTTACAACCTACCAAAACAGCTGAATTTATAGTATTAGACTTTAATGTATTACCTACAGGAGCTACTTTTGATGGTGGTGGAGGTGCTACAGGAGGAGGTGCTACTGGAGGAAGTGGTGGAGGAGGCTACTAAAAATTTAAAAGGCTTATATTTATAACAAAATAATAAATTAAAATAAAAAAATGGCAATATTAGAATCAAATCAGATGATGTTTACAGCATTCGAACCTAAATTACAAAATAGGTTTCTAATGGAAATTGAAGGCATACCAGCATATCTTATTAAAAAAATTGATAGACCAGCTATTTCTTTTGGAGAAGTAGTTCTTGATCATATTAACGTGAAAAGAAAAATCAAAGGAAAAGCAAATTGGGACAATGTCACAGCTGAACTTTATGATCCTGTAACACCATCAGGTGCTCAAGCAGTAATGGAGTGGGTAAGATTATCACATGAATCTGTTACTGGTAGAGATGGTTATTCTGATTTTTATAAAAAAGATTTAAAAATTCAAACTTTAGGACCAGTAGGTGATGTAGTTGAAGAATGGATTATGAAAGGAGCTTATTGTCAAAACGCAAGTTTTGGTAGTATGGATTGGACTTCAGATGCCCCTGCAAATATATCAATGACTATTGTAATGGATTATGCAATACTAAATTTCTAATATTATATTTTATAAAAAAGAAAAGCGCCTTTTGGCGCTTTTTTTATTCTTACATATATGTATATCCGAACTAGTTTTAAAATTAAATAACGTTATGGAACAAAAACATCAATTTCCGGCTGAAGAAGTCACATTACCCTCAAAAGGTTTACTTTATCCACAAGATTCATCATTAAAAGATGGTATTTTAGAAATGAAGTATATGACCGCAAGAGAAGAAGACATCTTAACTAATCAAAACTTAATAGCTAATGGTACAGTAATTGATAAATTATTACAATCATTAATTATCTCTAAAATCAATTATAATGAATTATTAATAGGAGATAAAGATGCTCTTATGGTAGCTGCTAGAGTTTTAGGTTATGGAGCAGATTATTCTTTTACTTACAGAGGAAAAGAAATTACTGTAGATTTAACTAAAATAAAAGATAAACCTTTATCTGCTAAACCAATTGAAGAAGGTAAAAATGAATTTGAATTTACTTTACCTACTTCAAAAACTAAATTAACTTTTAAGTTATTAACTCATGGAGATGATAATGCTATAAAAAAGGAATTAGAAGGTTTAAAAAAAGTAGATAAAAATATTACTAGAGATTTATCAACTAGGTTAAAATATATGATTTTATCTGTAGATGGTAATTATGAAAAATCAGTAATTAGAAATTTTGTTGATAATAAATTTTTAGCTCGTGAAGCAAGAGAATTTAGAAAATATGTTGCACAAATCCAACCTAGCGTAGACTTATCTTTTGACTATGAAGATAACGAGGGGAATACTACAAAAGTAGAAATTCCTGTTGGGCTTGACTTTTTTTGGCCTGACGCCACAATATAGGAAACTATTATTTGACCAAATACATTTTCTAGTGTTCCATGGTGGTGGTGGATTTCAACATTCAGAAATTTATAATATGCCTATTTGGTTAAGAAGATTCCACATTCAGTCTATTAGTGAATACAATAAAGACCAGAATGAAAAAATTGAAAAGGTTAAAAAAGGTAACCAATCTCCTAAAACTCCTTTGGGACCAAATGTAAATCCCTCATCAACATACAATTTTAAAAAGTAAAGGTATCTACGATACCTTTCTTTTTTTTATATTTATACATGTATAATACTATAATATGGCTACTAACGACGAAATCGAAAAAGGTAATAAGCTCCTACGGGATCAAGCAGAAAACGTTGAATTTATAAAAGACGCTTTTAGGTCCCTTTCTGCTGTAGTTTCTTCTGCTATAGAAGATGCTGTAGACCAAATGCAAGGACTAGACGATATAGGAGCTAGAATAGCTAAATCATCAGAAAGAGAATTAGTTGGAAGCTTTAAAAAATTAGGAAATCAGCTAGAAAAAAATGTAACTATACAAGCTAAAATTCTTAGAGGCCAAAATGCTAGTAAAGATATTGAAAATCAAAGAATCAATATACAATCTAGATTAGAACAAACATCTGCAAAAATACGAAATAATACAGCTTTAACTGCCTTTGAACAAGAAAAATTAGTAGCTGAAGCTAAGGAACAAGCAGAATTTGGTTTTGATGCTTTAGATGCTCTTGAAAAACAAAATAAGGCACAAATAAAATCTATATCATTATTTAAAATAACGGGTGGTGTTTTATCTAATATAGCTAATAAATTAGATAAATCTGGTGCTTTAGGAGAATTATTAAAAGGAGATTTTGGCCAAATTACAGCAGAACGAATAGGTGAAGCAGGAGTTATTAGTGCTGTAGATATATTAACAACTGGGTTAATTGATGTAAGTAACCAAACAACTCAATTTCAAAGAGATTTAGGATTATCAGCAGATAAAGCAAACCAATTAAGAGATAGATTAGGAGATATAGCTTTACTTTCAGGTGAAACAGCTTTAAATACTACTACAGTAGTAAATGCATTTGAAGCTCTTAACTCATTAGGAACAGCTAATGTAGCTTTTAATGATGAATTATTAAAACAAGTTGGTTTATTAGAAACTCAACTTGGAATGTCAGCTGATCAACAAGCAAGATTTGGTTTTGAATCTTTAAAATCTGGAAAATCAGTAAACGATATATTTGATGATTCTATAGCTACTATAGGTGCTGTAGGAAAAGTAACAGGCCTTGAATTAAATAGATTAAAAGTTGTACAAGAAGCAGCAAGTGTAACAGGTGAAATCAGAGCCCAATTAGGATTTAGTATTGAAAATATATCTGAAGCTATAGCAATGACTAAATCTTTTGGTATGACTCTTGCAGATGTATCAGGTGTTGCTAATAATTTATTAGATTTTCAATCTTCTATTGCCGCTGAATTAGAAGCTGAATTATTTACGGGAAAACAATTAAACTTAGAAAGAGCTAGATATTTTGCTTTAACAGGTGACTTAGGAAAATTAAGCGAAGAAATAAAAAATAATGTAGTAGATGAATATGAGTTTGCTCAAATGAATACTCTTGAAAGAAGAAAATATGCTAATGCATTAGGAATGAGCGTTGATCAATTATCTGACATGATATTTGATATGAAAACTTTAGAAAGACTAGAACAAGAAGCACTTGATAGGGGTGATAAAGATTTAGCTCAAAATTTAAGAGCTCTTTCTTTACAACAAGAATTTGCTTTATTAGTTGAAAAAATTCAACAATCACTTGTAGCATTAGCTGATGGTCCTATAGGAACCTTAGCAAAAATGCTTGTAAATTTAATGGATTCTACTACAACTGTTTTTACTACTTTTGGTTTAATAGCAGGAATTCAAGTAGGAGGATTAATAGCTCAATTTGTAAAAATGATAAAAATTATGAGATCAGCTGCTATAGCAGGGGGTGTAGCACAAGCTTTTTTTAATCCTGCAGGTATTGTTTTAAGTATAGCTGCAGCAGCTGCAGCAGCAGGATTTATATCTTCAATGATAAAACCACCAGCAGAAGATGCAATGGTAGAAAATGCAATTATCACAAAGAAAGCAAGAGGTGCTATGGAATTAACACCTTTCTCTTCAGCGGACCAAGTTGCAATAGGAACTAATTTATTTGGTGGTGGAGGTGGAGAATCTCAACAACCAATAATAAACATATCTGGTGTAAAATTAACAACAGACAAATTTGTGGATAGAGCTGTGTTTTCTAGTGGATTAGATGAACAAACAGCTTATTCTTAATATATTTATAATAAACATTAAAAACATAATATTATGGCACACAGTAATTTATTAGATTTAAAATCAAACTTAGATAATAGAAATTCATTTGGTGGATCTTCAATGACTGCTATACCTCATTTAGAAAATAATTCTATTGATGGACCAGCAGTAAATGCCGCTTCTGAAACAGATGGAGGAGTAGGAGATACTATTGAACAACAATTTTTTCATGGTAAAGCAAATCCAGGAATGTTAGATGGTAAAAAAATAGGAGCATTAGATTTGCATGTTCAATTACTAAACGACACTTATGAATATGATAGAGCAGGATTTGCGGGATCTTCAGGACCAGCACCTGGAGGTGTAGTAAATAAATTTGCAGATTTAAATTTAGATATTAATGCTAATGGTGAACAAGCAAGTCCTGAAAGATATATTGATAAAATGAACGCCTCTGGTTTATTACCATAATTTTTTATAAACTATGGCTTTAAATTCACTACTTAATTTACTTGGTGGAGATAGTATAATCCTTGGTGGGGATACAACAACTCAAAAAACTAATAATTTATATGCAATAGGAGAAGGCTCTAAAGCACTTGACTATGGCGTAGCAGGACAGTCTGTAGTAGTAAATGAAGCAACTATTTTTAATATATCTCAACCAAGTTCAGGCCCTCTTTTAGGTAAACGAGTAGAATTTAATGGTTTTAATACAGAAAATATAAATCCTAGGGATTTAAAAACTACAGCTAACCCTACATTTTTATATCCTGAAGGATCTGAAGGTTATACTAGAGGAACACAAATAGATAATTTCGTAAGAGGAGGAGCTAAATATGCTAGAGAAGCAAGACAAATAGATACTAGAAGAATAACTACATTTTTAGCTTCCTCTAATGGTAAACAATTTATAGCAAAACAAGTAGCTTTACAATTATTAAATCCACGAGAAGAAACTAATTTATTTAATGGTGGTTTAAGTTTATTAGCATCAGTTGGTTCTTCAGGGGTAGTTAATTTTAGAAGACATGGATTAATACCTACTCCTGCTAATTCTACATTAGCTCAAGGTTTAGGATTACCTAGTACAATTAGTTTAGGAGGAGTAGGTGAAGCTATAGGAATAGAAAGTATAGGATTAGGAGGAGACTATGTTAGTGTAACTCCTTTTAATAGAGTTCAAAATTTTAACACAGGAGATCCAGGAAAACCATCAACACAAAATTTATTACAAAAAATTATAGATCTTGATAAACCTAAAGACCCTAGAATATATCAAGCGGGTACTATGAATGAAGATCTAGAATCTAATATAGATAAAGTAGATAAACTAAATGCTTTAGATGTAATTGAAGGAAGTGATAGTGTTCCCCGACCTACAGTATTTAAAGGGAAATTTGACCAAAATGGGGATAAAATTTTTGAAGAGTTAAAAGAATCAGATTTAAAAGATATGATAAATTTTAGATTTGAAATATATAACTATAAAAACTCAAATACAGATCTAATAGCATTTAGAGCCTTTATAGATGGTTATTCTGATAGATATAGTGCTAATCATAATACAGTAAAATATAATGGTAGAGGTGAAGAATTTTACACATATAATAGTTTTAATAGAGATATAAGTGTAGATTTTAAAATAGCAGCCCAATCAAGACATGAAATGCAACCCCTTTATAGAAAATTAAATTACTTAATAGCACAAACAGCCCCTAGTTATAATGAATTTAGTGGTAGGATACAAACACCCTATTTATTACTAACTATGGGAGATTATTTTAAAAGAGTACCTGGAGTTGTAAAAGGAGTAAATATCGGGTGGCAAAAAGATTATACGTGGGAAATAGCTTTAGATAAAACAGATTCAAATAGTATAGATGAACCTAAAGATAAATTTATGTTAGTATTACCTCATGTCTTAGATGTAAGTGTTAGTTTCCAACCAATTCATGGATTTACACCAAATAATAACATAAATACACCTTTTATTGGTATAGAAGAATATTTAACTACTTAAAATGAAAAATAGAATAGAAAATATTTCTTTAGAAAGAAAAAATAAAAAAAGATATTATAGAGGTATCAAATATCCTAATATACCTCTATCTATAGATGATTTATATGTAACAACAACTGCAGGCGATAGACTTGACTTATTAGCAAATCAATTTTATAATGATAGAGGATTATGGTGGGTTATAGCTACAGCTAATAGAGACATAGTAAGAAAAGATAGTTATGGGTTAAAACCAGGATTAGAAATTAGGATCCCATCTAATGTTCAAAGAATATTAGAAGACTATAAAAATTTAAATGATAAAAGTTATTAATAATGGCAGAAATAGGATTATATGGGTCTCTTAAAGATTACGTAAAACAACAACTTAAAGTAAGAAGATCAATATTATCTAATCCTCGTAGTACTACTATAGGTATAAATCAATATGAAAGAGATGGACAAACTTCAAAATCATATGTTTTTGATTCTTCTAATGATTTTCAAACAAATAGTAGATTAGGTCCTGAACAATTTTATGCTTATACTACACAAAAAGTATGTACTATAAGAATGGTTTCAGGTGTTGATATTGAAGAAAGTGCTAAAAATAAATTACTTAAACCAAATAAATTTATAGATGAAAATAAATTAATAGGACAAAATTTAGCAGCTTTATATATGCTTGAAGGGGGGACTATTAACGCTAACCCTGTTAGTATTACTAATGAAAATGATAAAACTTATTATGGTATACAAAGAAATACTACAAGACCTAGAGGAGGTTTTGATAGAGGAAGGGGAGCAGCTTATGGTGATCCTAATATTAGAGCACACCCTACTGATGGTTTTGGTATTGTACCTATGCCAGGTATTACTGATGCTAAAATAAATACTGTATCTGCAGAAGGAGCACTTAGAGAAGCTATAGTTAATTTTTCTTGTTATAATAGAGCACAACTAGAAATTTTAGAAACATTATATATGAGACCCGGTTATAATGTTTTATTAGAATGGGGTTGGAATCCATATATTGGAAATTTAGGTGATGTTGAAGATGGAAATTATTCAGCTATAGATAAATTTTTTGACCCAAATTCTGATTTTGATATAATAAATGAACAAATAAGAAAAAATAAAGAAAATTCATCAGGTAATTATGATGGTTTTATAGGATATGTTAAAAACTTTTCATACCAGGCAAGAGAAGATGGAGGGTATGACTGTACAACTGAATTAATATCTAGTAATTCTCTATTAGAATCTTTACAAGCAGGAAGAAAAGTAGATTTTTTACAAAAAGATGGTGAAGTAGTAGTTGAAGATGAGTTTTTATATTATCTAAGAGCTATTCAAAAAAATATTTATAAAGATGGTGCTAGGTATTATCAAAAATTAGTAAATACAACAGAAGAATTCGAACAACAAAAAACTGAACAACGAGATGACAGAATAGAAGGTTATGTAAGTCAATCTCAAGAAAACCCCATAGCAGCTATAGGATTAAGAGAACAAATACAAAATGATTATTTATTAACGGCAATAATGCCTGAAAAAACAACAGATAGATCACAAAGAGCCAAACAAACTACAGAAAAAATTAGAGAATTAAATAATAGAGAAGCACGTTATTTATTAGGATTTAATGAGATAGAAAAGTTAATACTTAAAATTAATAAAGGAAACATAACAGATGAACCTGATGTATTAAAAGAAGACCTTACAGGAAGAGGATTTCAATCATTTTTAAATGGTACTATGTTAAAACAAGTAGTACAATATGATCCAAAAGAAGAACAAAAACAAGATGGTGAACCAGGTGATACTTTTACAACCAGTGGTTTTGAATCTCATGTTTACGTTAGATGGGATTTAGTAGTTCAAATAATTAACCATTTAATAACAGATCAATATAAAGAAGGTAAACCTATAGTAGAATTAACTTATTGCAATGAAAATACCCCTACAGTTTTTGATATAGAAAATTTAGACAGTACGGGTTCTTTAGGACCAGAACTAGGTTATTATCTTCCTTATTCAGCTCCTAAAGATATTGAATCAGCAGATCCTGCATTTTTCCAAAATAAAAGCAAGGAAGTTCAAATTCCCATAAAAACTATTGATAAATATAGTCCTTTATTAGGACAAAGTTATGATTATAATATATGTTTATTACCTCATATGAGAGTATTTGATAAGCTTTATAGTGAAAAAGAAGAAGAACGTGGATTCGATAGAGATCCAAATATTAGAGATAAAGATAATACACAAAGTTTTAAATTACAAAAACCTACTTTATTAACTTCATTTTTAGGTGAAATGGGAGCTAAAAGAGAAAGTATAGGTCTTATATATCTTAACTTAGAATATCTTATAAAAGAATACGAAGGTATGAGATTACAAACTGTAAAAGCTGAAAGTGATGAAAGTACAGTATATACAAGATTTAGAGATGATTTTAGCATGCTTAAATATTTGCAAACAGTATGGGGTAGTGTAAATAATGCCTGTGCTAATTATTATGATTTTGATATCCATACAGAACTTGAAAGACCCCATATTGCTAGAGTAGTTGAAAAAAACTTTAGACAAAGATTTAATGAAGAAGATTTATTTGAATTTAGACCCCAAGGACTAGAATCTATAACTAGAAATTTTATGTTTAGTTCTAAAATATCTAAAGACATAGCAAGTGTAATATCTATAGCAGCACAAGTTCCCAATGAAGAACAATCTTTATCAGCTTTATCTTTTAAAGCTTTTCATAAAAATATTAAAAGTAGATTTACTTCTTTACAATTTACAGAAAAAGAAAGACATGCAAGACAAGAAGACGCAAAAAAAGATTTAAAAGCAGATATAGAATCTTATAAAAAAATGACAATAGCTCTTAAATTATTTATGGAAAGACTATATAAATCAGATTTTACTAGTGAGTATGATGAAGATTCAACATCTAAAAGAAAATCAATAATAAGTCCTAAAACTGCTATACAATATGCACAAGAAATAGAAGAATTAAGAGTAAAAATATTAAATAGATATCCTTTATCACATCCAGAAGCAGGTTTTTGGAGACCTGGTACAACACATTTAAGAAGTGCTATTATTCCTTTAGAATTTAGTTTACAATTAGATGGAATAGCGGGGTTAATTCCTTATCAAGTATTTAAAATATCACCAGATAAATTACCTTATGATTATCAAGGAAAAGAAGTAGCATTTATAATAAAAAATGAAGCACAATCTATAGGAGCAGATGGAGATTGGGTAACAGATATAACTGGTCAACTTGTTTTATTAAATTTTAACTCTAATAATGATGGTATTCAGGATGAAACAGAAAATGAAAATGAATCAGAAAATGAATCACAATTAGATACAATAGATGCATCTGAAACTCAATGTACTACTGCCTATAGTTTTGGTTTTACTCCTGCACCAAATGGAGATCCAGAATGGGATGGATCTAATATTACTGCGGATAAAATATCATTAAAAGATACTATAGAAGCTCTAGAAGATTTAGGATATAATAAAAATGCAGTAATAGGTACTTTTGCTGTATTTTGGTCAGAAGCCAGTAAATATAAAACTAATGGAAAAAACGCAGGATTCAATTCATCGGGGGCACATAACTATGCTGGGATCCAGACAGATAATCGTGTATGGACAGGTACATCATCAGATGGTTCTACAGGCCCTATACAAGCTCAATATTGTAGAAAAGATGCAAAAGGATATAGAGCATTTGCTGCATTTGAAAATGCAGATCAGTTTCTAAAATTTGTTGCTTTTCAACATAAAAGAAAAGGACTCCATGCTTCATCTGCTGATGTATGGACTGAAAAATATATTAATAGTTGGTGGAGTCCTGCAGAAAAAAATGAAGCTTCTCATAAAAAAGGAGGAACTGTATTTAATGGAAAAAAAGCTATATATAATACTGCCGTAAGAGCATATAATGCAATAAAAGACGGATTTGAAACATACCCAATTTAAAATGCCTTATATACCTAAATCAAAAATAACAGTACTAAGCACTAATGGGGGATTATTAATTTTTAAATATAATAGAGAACCATATAAGGGAAATTATATTAAACTTGATAATGGACAATACTTTGCTGGATCTAATAATATTATATTAGGACCTGAACTTATTTTAGTTTCAAATCAAGAAAAAAATGGAAGTGTTTTAAAAAATATTATTAGAAGTAAAGATGTATTAAAACATAAAATTTTAAAAAAAGGTATAAAAAATCGTTTAGAAAAGATAAAACCTATACCTGTAGTAAAAAATATCCCTATAGAAATAGACTATAGACGTGGTTTTTATAATAGATATTTTTCTAAGAGAATAAATGGTAGTAGTTATATTGAAATAGATAAAAGTACTTATGATTCTATTAATAGACAAGAATCAAAATATGATTATAATTTATATGAAGTAGGTTTTATAAAATGGTATATCACAGGAAATGATGTTCATAGACAAAATTCTTTAGAAATTAAAAAAATAGAAAGAACTTTTCCTAATATATTTTATTTATTTCCTATTTTAAATGAATTTTTAAGACCTTCTACTAATATACAAGAAAATTTATATACAAAAGGTGGAGAACTATATTATGGTGATGGTACTGAATATATAGGTTATTATCATGTGCATCCTATACAAGGACCTATGGTTGAAGCTACTCATAAAATGTATCCTCATCCTAAACTTTATTATTTTAATCAACTTCCCGAAATAGCAGACACTTCTTATGAAAATTTCTTAAATGGGTATAATAAAATAACTTGTTATAAATGTTTAACTACTTATTTTCCTTATTTTCGACAAGAAGTAATATCTATAGAAAGATCTAGACTACTTGGATGTCCTAAGGATTCATTTTCAGATATTATTGATGGTGAAGGTAATATAACTAGTGGTTATACTTTAGCTAATGAAGCTTGTCCACCACCACCTTTACCAGAACCAGCAGGCGCTGGTGTAATGAATGATAGACCTATAATTTTAAACCCTAATGATGATTGGACTAGTTATCCTTCAACTGGAGATTATTCTAATTTTAATATTCCTCCTTCAAACTTCTCTTACCCCCCAGATTCTAACCCTTTTAATGATCTTCCAGCAGGTTATGGAGGTGGTGGTGGTACTAATACTATGGGACTAGGAGGTTTCTCAGGTACTTATACTTGTTTTACTGCAAATACTTTAATAACTATGGCTGATGGTACCAAAAAAACAATATCATCTATTAAAGTAGGAGAACAAGTAAAAAGCGAAATAGGAGAATCAACAGTATTAGAAGTTCAAATTCACAAAGGTGATCATGAAGTATATTCTATAAATGGTAGTAAACCTTTTGTAACAGAAGAACATCCATTCAAAACTATTGATGGTTGGAAAGCAATAGATCCATTTTTAACATTTGAAAAACACCAAATATCATCAAATGTTTTAAATTTACAAGATATAGTTTATAAAATAGATGGGAAAGAATTAATAGAATCAATTGAAAAAGGTTCAGTAAAATATCCTAAAGTATATAATTTATCTTTAGATAATGAACATGTTTATTATGCTAATGGATATTTAGTACATAATGAAAAAGGATCAGGATTATCTTTAGACCAATTAAATGCATTACATGAGGCAAATCGTCCTACGGATGATGGAGGTAATTTACCCCCTCCTAATTTTCCCTAATATAATTTGGTTTATTAAATTATTTTTTGTACCTATCTAAGGTATGTTCTACCTTATTGAAACAAAAGATCAACTTAACAAATTAAAAGAAAAAATACCTTTTAATCAGTACATATATCTTGAATATATTCAAGGTAATGATAACACTCATCCTGCATTAGCAGAAGTAATTGCTGTTTATCTTAATGTAGAAGACAAGGGATATATAATACCTATTAATCATCCAGAATGTATAAATTGGGATAAAGATGCTGTGTTTAGTGTTTTATCAAATTATGAATTTAAAGTTTATGATAAAAAAGCGGCTTTACATTTAAACCCCCAAATATCTTATACGGATATACAACATCAAACACCCCTTCAAACACAACATACAACACAAGCACACGCATGGTATTACCGAAAATTTCCACATACTAAAGTGAATAAAATGATACCTATTGGAAAACACCTAGAGCGTTGTAATAGTAAGTACAATGAAATAATCGGTTTTCCTCACGTAATCAATACATATTTTGATAACAAGTTATTACCTGCCTTATATAGGTTAGAGAAGAATGCATTAAAATTTAATGGCAAGTTTGACGATTATTTTACAACAAAGTGTAAAAAGTTTTCCATAAAAGAAAATTATATATACGGATGGTATAATCCATACACTACAACCGGAAGACCTGTAAATAATTTTAATGGGATAAATTTTGTAGGACTAAAACACGACAATGGAGAACGTGATTGTTTCGAACCAGACAATGATTTTTTTGTAGAAATGGATTATGATGGTTATCATCCGCGCCTAATAGGTGATATAGTCGGCTATCGATTCCATGGCAACGTACACAACGAACTCGCACAAATTTACTTTAAATCCAAGGAAATTACACCACAACAATATAAGGAAAGTAAAACACTTACATTTAAACAAATATATGGTGGTATAGATAAAGCGAACTTACATCATCCTTTTTTCCGTAAAACACAGGATTTTATAAATATTATTTGGGAAGAATTTAATAATAAAGGAGAAATTATATGTGGTGGTTATGAAATTAAAAAAGAAAACCACCCTAAAATACATGCTCAAAAGTTATTTAACTACTACATACAAGCTACAGAAACATATACTAATGTAGAAAAAATAAATGAAATACAAGATTATTTAGAAGATAAACAAACTAAATTAGTTCTTTACATATATGATGCGTTTATATTTGATGTGTCTAAATTAGATGGCAAACAAACCTTAATAGATTTACAAAATATACTTAGTAGTAAGTTTCCAATAAAATTAAAAGTTGGTAAACATTATGGTGCTTTAAGTTAAAGTTTATATTTATAGCTGAAATATTCCTATTTTTTATGAATAATAGACTTTACTGTACTTTTACTACTAATGAAAATGTTGAAGATGTTATTGATAAGATTAAAAGATCTTATGTAATTCTCTTTAATAAAATTTTTATATTAGAAAGTTTGGATGAGCAAAAAATTATGCTTACATATAATGTAGATATGAATAATTCAACTGTTAGTAATATAGTAGATAATACAATATTAGTACATAGAAAAAAACAAACAAATACTCTTTATACAATTAATGCACTTAATGAGTTAATAAAGAGTTTAAATAATGGGGTTTTAGATAAAAAATTTCCTATAGAATGGAATGATTATAAAAATTGTATATTACTTATACAAGCAGAGGGTTTTAATAAAATAGATACAAAAGTAAAAGAAATCATAAGTCTTTAGTAAAAATTTGGATTAGTAAAAAAAACTTTGTACATTTATGCAAAGTTAAAGTTAACATTATATATTAATTAAAAATAAGTTATGAATTTAGATGAAATCAAGAATCGTTTAAACAAATTAAACAACAAAGGGGGCGGTGGTTCAAGTGACTACAAAAACAATTTTTGGAGACCGCCAGTGGGAGAAAAATCCCAAGTAAGATTAGTGCCTTATGCACACAATAAAGATTTTCCATTTATTGAGCTTTACTTTTACTTCGGTATTGGTAAACCA